TTTTGGCGAGTATTCCACCATCTTTTTTGCATCGCTAAATACGATTTTGGCCTGCTCTGCTGATGTGGCAGCCGTATAGACTTCTGCCCCCATTTCCCCATCGAGAAAGCCCAGGTATAAAGCGATTGCAGCCAGCCAAGTAGATTTTCCATTCTTTTTCGCGACCTCAATATAGACATATATGAATCGTCTTTTGCCTTCTAAATCGGCCCAACCAAACATATTCAGAGTCGCAAAAACTTGCCACGGCTCTAAAATTAGAGTGTGTCGGGTTCCGTCTGGTTTTAGCTTTGCCAGCTTCCCTTTAACATGCGGGCAAGTTTCAATAAAAAAGAGCGCATGGTGCGCTCTCTCTAAATTCAATTCATATTCAAAAGCCACATCAGGCTCGGCTTTAAATTTTAGTTTTTTAAGTAATCCTTCGGTTTCTTCATCAACCGATCCAGTATCAAAACCTGACCGGCTTAAATCACTTAAAAATCTTTTAACAGCAAGCTTTTCAAGTTGCCCTGCTGTACGTACTCCAGAGCGAACATCAAGACAATACTGGAGCGTAATCTTGAAATAATCACGCATAAAAACTCACATACAATTAACTTTGACGAATACCATATCCGGCGTAAGGATCGTTTTCTTCACTTGCTCCAGCTGCTGCTCCCAACAAGTTAAGTTGCTGTGGTTTATTTACTTTCACACTGGAGCGCGCTGCTGGAGTCAGCCCAAATTCACGGGCAGTTTTAATAATCTGTTCTTGCAGTTTATTTCGGATCTGCAGCCAGGCTGCCTGTACCTCAAAACCGTTCGGAGTTTTAGCTACCCATTCTTCAATATTTTTTAATCTTAAAAGAGCTTCTTCATAAGCTGCCATGTTGTCACAGTGCAATCCGAAAACATCACCATCGACTACAGACAATAATCCGGCCTGTACCAATACTGGACCTAAAGTACTCCAGTGCTTTTTTGCTTTTGCATTTAGCCAGGTGGGGCAAGGCGGCATTCCCAGATCCACAGCAGCATTGGCCACCTGAGCATCTGAATCTCGGTCATCCCGAATACGGGAACCGGTTAAATATTTCTCCTGAAGAGATTTAGGCGGACGGCCAGCAGACATAAGAACCTCCAAAAATTAAAAAATCTTTATTTATTGGAGGTATACCCCCCTACCGAATTTTGACCATAAGAAAATTTGACGGGGGGACGGTCTTTAGCGGAAGGTCATTTTTGACTTTTGACCCCCTATCCCTTCTTGATTACTCGACACTGAGCATCAACTTCATCAAGTCTGGCCGGACGTAACCGGTTATAAATTTCAGTACGTGATTGATTCTCACCGTCCCACATAACTTTAAAATTATTGATACATGCCTCAGTCACGACCCCAACACTATCAAACCCCTGAATGTCATCGCGATAGACCACCGGATCACCCAGCAGAATAATTTCCTGTTCCATGTTCTACAGCCTTAAAGTGTGAGTGATGCAACCGGCCACCGTTACCATCTTTATCCTGGACAAATACAGTCTTGTCATGAACTTCAATTACGGTGAACACTGTCTTGTCATCGCAGAGTAAACATTCCTGTGCATACTCAGTAGCAACAAAAATATAATCACCTGGCTTGAAGATACAGCAGACAGTTCCGATCTCTTTCTTGATCTGTTTGACCATGAGTGACCAACCGCCCCGATCCTCTGTAGCCGTTTTAATATTGTGATGTGTTTCACATAGCGGCTGCCAGTTTGATTTATCCCAGAACAGGTTCTGATCTCCCTTGTGCGGCTGGATATGGTCAACGACTGTGGCCGGATTGATATAATCTTTTTTCTTACATTCGATACAAAGCGGATGCAGATCCAAGAACTCTTCACGTTCTTTACGCCAGCGGGCATCATAGCCGCGACTATGTGAAGTACCACGCTCACGATCTTTCTTTCTGATCTTATCCTGGTGATTCCCGCAGTAGCCTTGATTGGTTGCGTATTCTTTACAACTGCCCACAAGACAAGGGCGTTTAGCTCGTTGAGGTGGACGTTTGCTCATTTCCTATAACCATAAAAAAAGCTGTATGTCTCTCTGGAAACATACAGCCAAAAAAAACCACCGTTTCCGATGGTAAAAGAACCTAACGGTTCTGGGGATTTCTACAGCTCTGAATACAATTACTCATTGTGGAGAAATATAGGTTAAAACTGTTTCAACAGTCAAGTGATTAAATCATATTTATTTTGATTTTTTAGTTGATTGTTGATTTTAGATAAACCAATTTCCATTTCTAACTGGATTAATTTATTTAATTCATCAGCCAGCCCCTTAATTTTTCTTTGTATTTCAGATGCTGATACACCAAGTATGGCAGCACGTGAACGAACTGAAGGTCTGTAACCTGCTGGAACTCTACAATGTTCAATGAGCGATAATACAACTGCTTTATCAACACTATCGCAGCATAGTTGGTTTATCTTTTCAAAAATACATTTATCAAAGTAAGGACGAAGTACAGTTAAAGCTTTTTCAATATCATCAAACGTATTCTGGTTTAGGGCTTTTAAGCGAATCAATTCGTCTTGCACCGGAGTTAATTTTGCAAAACTCATAGCCACACATACATCTGAAGCAGTCAGTACATCATGACCAGAACCAGGCATAGCATCAAAATTTGTAGTTTTAGGATTTAATAACCGTAAATATTTTTCCATGATCATCATCCTTGTTGAAAAACTAAACTATTGTTACGGGTAGAGCTGCATTTGTTACGGCTAAATACTGATTTGTTACGGGTAAATAAAATAAAAATGTATATAAAACAATGATTGTTACGGGTGTTACAGGTGTTACGGGGTAAATCATCTCGCGCGAGAAGTTTTTTTAAAGATTGAGAAGAAAGATTAGAAAGAATAGAAAAGAAATAAAAAATATTTCTCACGTGCGCGCGCGTACAAAAGCCCGTAACAGCCGTAACAGAGTGTCTGAAAGTATTGTGTGGTAAGGCTTTGACACTGTTACGGGGTAAGAGAAAAGCCCGTAACAGACCCGTAACACCCGTAACATTTATATTTGAATTATTAGAGTACAGGCGGTACATCATGAACTCCTTTTAAAGTAGCACGAAATTGCTCAACTTGGGAAGATAGCCAGTCGGCTTGTTTTATCCCTTCAGGTGGATTAGAAGTAAAAACAATACGTCTCTGCACTTCTTTAGGTTTATCCGCATATCCAGTACCTGGACCATTGAGTACACTCTCATAGATCCGGCCATGCCCTTTAGCGACCACCCTTTCCGATGCAACCAAGTTTAAGAATTTATTTGATGCAATAATTTTCTCTCCATTCTTATGGCACCATTCCCTATAAGCTGTATATAGATCGTCTGATAAGCAGCAGACAAAAGGATATTTAAGATAGCCGCCTCTCCAGTCATCCAGAAATAACTTCCAGCCAGGTAAACCGAACTGAATAATTTTCTGTTTAGCTTTCGTCATAGGTGGTTCAGTATATTCATTAAAATCTGTTAAATCTAAGTTCAACAAGTAAGTATAGAATGCACTAATAGCCTGGCTATCTGGCTCAAGACACAGCTCAATATGTTTTTTTAAATCATCATTTAACTTTTGATTTGGCTCCAATACCAAGAAGCGTCTATCTCTTTCCTCAATCGCAAGTGGCTGCACTTCATTGGATAAAAATACACAATTAATATGATTGTTCTGGCTGTAGCCGGACATAAATTTCTTCTCAATACGGATTTTTTCTCCTGTAATCATGTGCTTAATCAAGCCCATCATGCCGAACTTAGATTTATTGTTAAAAATCTCTTCAAATAAGCAGTAGAGTTTACGTTCAGCCCAATCGGTATAGATAGATTCAAGTCCATTCTGTCCTAAAGTTACAGAGTACTTTTCCCCATAAATACGAGTCATAACCTTTTCAAAAAAAAGTGATTTACCTGAACCTTGAACGGCACTACACATTAATATTGAGGTATTCATCTTTGCACCTGGATGCTGCAGAGGATACGCCAACCATTTCAGAATCCATTCATATGCATTATTTTCATTGCCGCAAAGAAATTTCAGTAAGTTGATAATAGGTATACAAGACTCAAAGGCTTCACCAGCACCCAACATCTGATTATTAGTATCTAGCAACGGTAAAATGATCATTCCATCATATGTATTAATCTGACCTTCCTTAGTTTTCATCGTTGGATCAAAAACAAGATTTTCATGCCAGATCATCCGTTTTTCTTTGGACTTGACCCATAAATCATATGCACCTGCCCAGTTATCTTTCATAACATCTGTGCCAACCAGTTCACGACGAAACGTATCCCAACATGCTTTTTTACCCTCAAGCATGATGAAACGATCAATCATTTCCTTAGCTTTTTTATGTCCGCCATCCTCCAGCCGGCCATCAACGTCATCACGGGTAATAGTTTTACGATGTAAGTGTCCATTCCACTGATCAAAGACTTTTTTACCACCGAGCATTGTAGTAAATGCTGATTTTTTCCAGATTTTCTTTCCATATTCATCCCATATGTTAGTTTCTCCTTCAATCAGGCAAAAACGAGCTAACCATTTTGCCAATAGCTCCTCTTCAGATAGATCAGTATTTTCTGTCGAAATACCCGCGTCCCCTTTCTCCACAATAACAAGATTTTCAGACTCAGCCAGGTCTTGACCCTGAAAATTGTTGGCTGGCTTTTCAGGGGGTTCGGGGGAGAACTGCAAAGAGGAAATAGCAGCCTGGATCTGTCTACTCACCTCTTTCAACCCACAAGCAACATGCAAATCATTGAAGTCTGTATAGACCTTACTATTCATTAACTAGACCCCTTAACCTGGGTAAAATCAGGCAAAATAACAATACCGCCTGTAGCTGCATGTGCTTGATTAGCACATTTAAGCCCAGTATCTTGCTTAGCAGAATCATCGTCTGCACAGTAAACTAAAGTTGATTTTGGATATTTTTGCTTTAACGCTATACCGACTTTAGGAATATTATTGGCTACAAATGCTAATGCGACTGGATGACCAGTAGCCATATGAATACTCATACCAGTGGCATAACCTTCAGCAATACAAATAATATGATTGTCATAAAGATCTGGCTGAATTTCGCCAATTATAAAAAAACAGCCACCAGTCCGGCCTCCACCATATTCCACTGAACCGTCAGCATTTTCAGTACCAGTAATAAAATACTTATGACCATCTGACTCAATAGTCTGCAGGTTCCACATTTTGCCAGAGGCATCATAGGCAGGAATAAGTACATTCCCATCATGTGTGATTTTAACTTTAGGATCTTTATCAACCTGTTTTGCCTTTAGATAAGGACTTTCCTCACCCAAATAAGCACCGCGCCATATTCCCTCTGCTTTACGTGCTATCTGATCTTGACGTTTAAGTTCCATTTCAAGACGCTCTTTTTCACGCCATTCCTGTTCTTTTTTCCAACGTGCCCTATCTTCATCTGTAATATTTGATGTTGCGTCAAGCCCTACAATAGAAGCAACCTCAGAAAGAACCTCAGGAAAACTTAATCCAGTAACTTTGCTAATTAAATTAAAGCCGTCACCAGGGCCACAATGCTGACAAATATAATCACCAGAGCCTTTTTTATCATCATAACGAAAGCGATCTGTACCACCGCAAGCAGGACATGGTGTTTTCTTTTTAAACCGAACATCAATATTGAAACGTGGAAAGATAACGTCTTGCCATAGGCCAGAAGCTTTCTGCTTTACGTCATCTAATTGGAATCTTGGTTTACTCACACTAACCTCAGCATTTAAAAATATTTAATTCTTTTGGCTTTCAACCATTGCTAGTAATGTTGATGCAACACGGATTAAATCCAGAACATCCTTTTGTATAACGCTATATTCATCCTCTGTAACTTTGTTATCAGCTATAGCCATACAAATGCTCTGTGCCAAATCGCCCTGCTCTTTGGCTAATTTTCCGATCTTATTTAAAAAATCTGTACTAGCAAGACAATCAATTTTAGGCAGCTCGAACCAAGCAGCGTTACCGTGAATAGCGCAAATGCTATCCATAATTCTGGCATCCTGGGTTTCAGAAAGTACTGCCTCCAGGTGATAAATATTTGCTTTATGAGTAGTTGTGGTTGGATTTAATGAACTACGAAAAGTATTTATGTTGAAACAGTTTTTCTCGGCAATTAAAGCCATTAGAGAGTCATCATTAGGACGATATACCGCGGCTTTTAAAGCCATTTCTAAAGACATAACCGTCATTACTTTACGTTGAGTACTTGAAAGATTCATGTTTAAAAAACCTTTAATTATTCATATTTTGGGAATTTTTTAATGGATATATTTATTCCAATTTGTACAGCCAATGGACAAG